GCAGCTATTGGAACTGCTATTTTACCAGGAATTGGAACTGCAATTGGTGCAGGATTGGGTGGACTTGGCGGAACTGAATTAGGTAAAAATCTAGGGAAAGATATTGGCAAAGGATTTAAAAGCTATGCACCTAACTTAACGAACTTTTTGGGAGATATAGGACATGATATAACTAAAAAATTTAGTAAAAATGTAGGATCAAATGCAAAAGAGCTTTCAAAAACTTACACCAAAGAGATGGAAAAACTTAATAAAATAGCTGTCAAAACACCAAAAGGCGATAAAGAATTAAAAAAACAGAAAGCCCAAACGACTGAAATATTCAAAGATATGTCAGACTCTATACAAAAATATTATAAAAAGAAAGAAAAATCATCTAAAAGTGATTATGATTATTTCGTTAAAAATGGATTAATGACCCAAAAAGAAGCTGACAAAGCCCTAGCTAAACAAAAGAAAAATAATGATGAACAGAAAAAGAATCATCAAAAAGCTCTCAAGGCTATGCAAGTTTATTCTGGTGAACATTATGCCAATGTGGAAAAAATCGAAAAAGGTGGTACCAAAAAACTCCAAGATATCGCAAAAAAATATGGAAAAGATAGTAAAGAATATAAAAAAGAATTAAACAAAGAACTTGAAGAAGAGCAGGAAAAATATGCTAAAAACATGAGTAAAGCGCAGTCTAAGTTGAACGAGCAAATTAGCAAAGAAACGAAAATAGCTTCGGGAAAACAGCTAGATATTTTGCAGGATTTGAAAGATCATAAGGGCAAACTCTCTCATGAAGAAATGAAAACTGCTATCTTAAATTCTAAAGAACAACGTGACACGATCATTAAAGATGCCAAAAAAACAGCAAATGATTCAATAAGTGCCGCTGATAAAAAATACAAAGAAACTGTTGAAAAAGCAGACAAAGAACGTTATGAAAATGGGACTATGTCCAAGAAGCAGTATGATGAGGTTGTGAAACAAGCAAAGAAAGAGCGAGATGATGCTGTCGCAGCTGCTACTGAGAAAAGGGATAAATCAATAAAGAAAGCCCAAGAAACTCATAAAGAAGTAGTAGATCAAGCAACCCAACAGGCCGGAGAACACAAAGGTGCTGTTGATGGTGAAACAGGTGAAGTTGTAGGCTCATGGGATGAAATGAAAACAAACATGGGATCCATTGTTGAAGGTGTCGCACACGGTATTGGCCATTTGATACATGCATTGAACAAAGATTGGGGAAACGACCTCATTAAGTACAAATTCGGCGCACATGCAAAAGGTTCTAGTGGATTGACCGAAGACGAAATTGCTCTGGTTGGAGAAGAAGGATTCGAGCTTGCTCATCATCCATCTAAAGGTATTTTCCCTGTTGGTGTTAGCGGTCCAGAAATTCGTCCTCTGCAAGCTGGTACTTCAATTTTACCCCATCATATGTCTAAAGAATTCTTGGCAATGACAAAGGGGCTACCCGCACACAAAGACGGTGTCTGGGGTACTATCACGAATATGTTTGATTGGGTTAAAGATAAAGCTAAAGATGTATGGTCTTTCGTTTCAGATGGTGCCGGCAAAGCTTATGATACGATTGCTGATAAACTCGGTGTCTCTGACTTTTTAGATAACCTTGGTGATTCAGCTGAATATAAAGTTGCTGCAGGTGGTATCTCCAATATAAAAGATAAGATTATCGAATACGCAGAAAACTTCTTTGATAAGTTTAATGAAGAAAATGGAGGCGGCAGTTTCGATGGTGCAATGGCAGATAATGTCTATAAATATTTAGTAGATATTGCAAACCAAGCCGTTAGGAAATTCGGTATGAGTGGGATTACTTCAGGTTACCGACCAGGAGATCCATATTGGCATGGGAAGCATCAAGCGATTGATATTGCTTATCCATCAAGTATGAATGGTTCAAGCAAATATTTTGATCCTGCAAACTGGGTATTTGAGAATTTTTCTGATAAAGTTGGATATGTTATCACACAGGGAAAAGTGCGTGATAGAACTGGTCAATCAGGTCAACCAGCAACTGGTGCATGGGAGCCATGGCCAGATAATGATCATTACGACCATTTGCATATCACTGGTAAATTAGGATCAGGAGATATTTTCAAAGCAGGAGGCGGTAGTTCTCCTGCTGGTTCAGGTGCTGAAAGATGGCGAAGCCAAGTAATTGAGGCTGCAAAAATGGTCGGATTTCCAACAGATAAAGGGCATATAGACAGAATCATTAGTCAGATTCAAACAGAATCAGGCGGAAATGAGAAAGCTGTTCAAGGTGGTTATACAGATATTAATACCATTACTGGAGACTTAGCAAAAGGACTGATGCAAACAATTAGTGCTACTTTCAATGCTTATAAGATGCCAGGTCATGGCAATATTTTTAATGGCTATGATAATATCCTAGCCGGTTTAAGATATATCATGGCTCAATATGGAACAGGTGCTGGCTTCTTTGCAAATATCGGAATGGGGCATGGTTATGCTGATGGTGGAGAAATAAATGGTCCTGAATTAGCATGGATTGGGGAAGACCCTGCTTATCCAAAAGAATTTATGATAAATCCTGCTAAACCTTCTGCAGATGACTTGATTATAAAAGCGATCCGCTCGAGGGAACAATTTAGACCTGCTTCAGCAAATAATGTATCAAGCAATTCGAGTGGATTTTTAACAAGCGAAATTTCAGAAAGTTCACTTCAGAAGCTGTCTCAAGCTTTGAATAATCGTCCAGTTGAGGTAATTAGTCATCTAGACGGTAAGAAAGTCAGCAAAAGTGTAGATGAATATACTGGTTCATCATTAGCAAGAAAACTATATACGAGAGGAAAGAATTTCAATGGATGATAAAACATCAATATTTCTCCAATTTAGTACAGGTAAATTTGACTTACTAGCAAATTACCGAATAAAAATCATTGATATAAAAATTGGGATGCCAGTACCTAAAAATGAATTTTCTTCTTATGCAGGTTCAGTAGGAAAAAAGCTGCTGACACACTCATTTGATTCTTTTCCTATTACTTTTGAATTTGATTATTTTACAGATAATCTGAATGACCTTATTTTGACTGAAACAGAATTGAGAGAACTATTTAATAAAGAAGCTGAATACTACTTTATCTATACGAAAGAACCTGGTAAAAGATACCCAGTGATCGTTGAGAGTATGACTGTAACCAAAAAGGCATATTTTAAAGGAAATTGCGTTGTATCATTTTCTGCCTATAAAGGATATTCTGAATCGATGGCAACGACTTTATCTGATTTCAGTTTGGATGAGGATTGGCAGTTTTCTCAAGGCCTAGTTTCTGAAGACTTTAGTTATACACACAATACTAGTTTCTTTAAGATTTTTAATGCTGGCGGTTTTGAAATTGATCCGAGAGAGTCAGATTTACGTATTACCCTCGAAGGAGAATCAGAAGGAAATGTGACTATTTTCAATAAGACCACAGGCGATCGTTTCATTTATTATCCTTCTCTCTCAACTAATTTAGGGCAGACGTTAGTTTTGGATGGTGTATACCCAAAATTGAATGGTGTAAGTTGTGGTATTGATACAAACCATGGACTAATCACTTTAGCTGAAGGGGTCAATGAAATCGAAATTCAAAATATTACTAGAGTGAAATCTTCTTGGGATTTCCGTTTCTTGTATAAGTAGGTGATACTTTGAAAAACATATTAATACGTAATTATGAAGAAACGAAAGAGGAAATCCTTATTAACTACGATAAGGATTCTTTTTCTGTCTCGTGGCAACAAAATGAAACATGGGAGTTATCTGTTACTGTACCAAGGACAAAAGGGAATCAGATAACCTTCGACTTAATCGATTATGAAAACTATGTTGTATTTGACGGTCAACAGTACTTAATCAAACAGATGAGATCATATGCTTCTGGGAGCCAAATATATAAAGACATCGTAGCCACCCACATTTATTACACCATTCAAGATGGCCGACAGTATGATACTGTTTCCGGAACAAAGTCGATTAATGACCTGTTGACTCATATTTTTAAAGCAGGAAATCGTGGATTCAGTTGGGAAGTGGTGGATCCCAACAATGTATTTTTAAAGAAAGAACAGGAGAATTTTGGAAACGATAATTATTTAAATCTCATCAATGAAATTTTGGAAGATTACGGTGCTGTTGTGATACCAAACAATAAGCATTTAGTATTTTATCCCATTTCAGAATATGGAAATATAACTGAGCAGCAAATCCGATATAAATATAATACAGACGAAGTGTCTTTTGATATTGATACTTATGCTTTGAAAACACAAATTAAAGGATTTGGTAAGAAAAAAGAAGACGACTCATATTATTTTAATCCAGTTACTTATACCAGTCCCGAGTCACAGAAATGGGGAATCAGAATACAAGACCCAATAGAAGACGAACGTTACACTATTCAAAATAATATGATTGAATATCTAAAACAACAGTTACACGACTATCCAGATGTTTCAGGATCCGTAACGCTAAAATGGGCCGTATCTCTTAACAAAGGGGATAAGGTCCTTTTTGTTTATGAACCTTTGAATATAAGTACCTACATTCAAGTTGTGGGAATTACTGATTATCCAGCTATTCCTAATAAAGCGCCAGAGATTGTATTATCAAATACCAAGAAAACAATCACTTCAATACTGGCAAATCTTGCTAAGAAAGGACTGATGTAGATGGGGCTTGTTAAACTAATATCAAATAATATCGCTTTAAAATGGAAAGAAACATTCAATAAAAACGTTGATTATCTGAACAATCTTGAAAAGAAATTGTCTGATCAAGACAAATCAACGAATAGTCGTATTGATAATCTCGTGCTTCATTCAGGCGGTGATTCTCCTAACGAAGTGGTGGATGCACGTGTAAATAATAAGGGAGAAATCTTTGATACATTACACGAAAGATTATTAGAACATGAAAACCTGTCGGACGAACAAATTAGTGAATTAATTACAAATGCCGCTAGTCAGAAAGAACAAGTAGAGCAATTAAACAAAGCAGTCCAACAAATCATTGGAGGGTATAACGAACCTATCAGTATCTATGTTTCAAAGGATGGAAACGACCAGACGGGCGATGGATCTCAAGAGAAACCATTTCTCACGATTCAAACTGCTGTTAATTCGGTTCCGCTCATTACTACTTCATCTGTCACAATCTGGATTAGTGATGGGGTGTATTTGGAAGACGTACTTGTCAACGGTTTAACGTTTAGAACGTTTGTCATACGTCCTTTAAACGATACCAGAACATTAGACCCTCAAGTATCTGATTGCCCAGTAAAAGTTAGAAGTATTATGTTCGCAACATGTACTGGCTATTGTCAAATCGTCGGAATGCAGATCGTTGATGCTGCAAATTCTCCACTTTTTCAAGGAAGACAGTATGGAATTGTCAATGAACAGAGTGGCTATATGGCTATTAGTCAGTGTAAATTTGCGGAGAATACTAAATCATTGGCATATAACGCTGTATATGTAGGTGGGACTTCTAAGACGAATATGTATGGTTCAACAACATTCATTAATCAAGACATAGCTGTGCAAGTTCGTCTGCTATCAGAGTTTAGTGTGGGCGACTTGAAGGGTTCAGGCAATAACATTGGGGTGTACGTTGATGCAGCAACTGCTAGATATGCCAAGCCAGCTGTAGGATTTGCGACAACTGAAAACAGAATTATTGGTCGAGGATTGATTATCAACAATGGGCAGGTGTTAAGTTAATGGTTTATAAAATGAATGAATCGATCATTGTGATTCAAGCAGAAGCCACTAGTCCAAACAGGACGAATGTTGTTTTTTGGTCGCATGATCGAGGAGCAGCTAAGCTTCGAATGAAGTTAGTTCGGAAAAACGGCATCCCTCAAAGCTTACCCGAAGGGACAACTGTTCCGATTCGCTTGATGTTCAAATCTGCAACGGCAGAAGGGGGTTATGGAAAACATGACTATCTTGCCACCATTGAAGATCGTGTGAATGGCATTGTGTCTATCGTATTAGAAGATAATATTTTAGGATATGTCGGAAAAGTAGAAGGTAGCGTATATATTGATTTCCCAAACGACCGCTCGTTAGATACAGCTGGTCGTTTTACTTTTTACATCAAACGCAGTCCAATTGATGATAGTACGCGAGAACTAGAAGATTATTATTTCAATGGTTTCAGTCAGACCATTGATAAAATCGAAAAAATTCTAGCTGATGGAAAGCAAGAAATTGATCAGAAAATTGCGAAATCCGAAACGCAGATTGATGCGAAATTAAAAGACACAAACGACAAAATCACGAAAGCTAATCAAGATGTCGCAACTCTCAATACTAATATTGATAAAGCGAATGATCGTATTGATCAAACCAATCAGGAGATCGGCGATCTCGGCAAGCTGAAGAGGATGTACAGTAACAGCATCGACTTCGGGGGCTATGATTATTCGGGGAACCCTAATATTGCGCCTAATGTAGGTTTTAATGATTTTTACAACAATGGCTCTCAAACTGGTTACACCGCTAAAGATGGAGTAGACCACATTGCGGTTACAAGAACTGCAGATGCGCCTCCGGCTGGAAAACTATTAAACCTCCGCACATTGTTACCAAACAAAACTTATTCTCTCAGCGTTGATATATGGGCGGATATGGAAGTGCCATCTGGCGCGATATCTTGTAATATTCGATTAAGAGAGGGAACAGAAGTAAGGTCTGTTTGGGCGCTTATAAACAAACCTGTGGGTACCAATAGAACGACCTATAGCGTTACGTTTACTACAGCTGTTAATTTTGTGACTACAGAAGAGTCTAGAATATCTTTGTGGTTTAATGATTCAGCTGGTGCATGTACAGGCTATTTAGGCTATAACATCAAAATCGAAGAAGGCTCAACAGCCACCCCGTACCAGCCTAACTTACTTGATGCGCCGTATTATTTGAGTAAGGTGGCTTTGGGTAAGAGTATTGCAAACAAAGATGTGCAGTTTCCTATTACTACAACTGAATACTCTGTTTATTCAAAAGCCAATGTAGAAGACTACAAAGTTAACCAGAAATATGTAGTCACTATGAAAGCAACTAAACCAGCTACTCAGAGTTTTGTAGCTTACTTAGATTTGCAAGGTACAATTAAAGCTGGGAACTTAACGCCCGTTGAAGGTATGACAGACGTATGGCAACTAGTATTTACAGTAACGCAAGCTAACATAGACGCAGGCGCAGTAAGAGCATTGAATATATATCAATACCCTAGTGCAACTAAAGGCGCTGTTCAAATTGACTGGCTTAAGATTGAAAAAGGCGACACCCGAACCCCAAATATTAGTCAGTTTAAATACTTCGGTGAAGGATTGAAAGACAGCAACAATCCCAATGATTACAGTTGGGATGTCACACCTGAATATACTAAAAAAGGTTTGAGTGATTCTGTGAGCTTAACTGAGCCACAATCTGTAGATGGAACTAAGAACTTTTTAGAAACCCCTCTAGTTAATGGAAAAAATGTACTGGTAGAAGAAAAGCCGTTGCCTTATGAAGCGTGGCATTCAACAGGAACTGAACAAACTGGTATTTCTAATAAAGCTCGGTTAATTATTGGACCAGTAGCAACCACCATTGGAGCAAAATTGAATCGATCCATGAAGGAGAATCCGTTGTCTTGGAATTCTGGAAATTGGCAAGCCACAGCTAATCGAGACTGTACTTTGTTGGTAGAAGGGCTAGTTAGATATCAGTTTGGCGGATCAACAGCTGGCCAGTATGGTTATATTACTTTTTATAAAGACGATGCCCAAACTAGTTCTATTGGTTTTGCAGGTGGTGTTGGTATAAATGAAACTGCATTACAATGGAAGCATGGGCTTCACTTTAGTAGAATTTTCGCGTTGAAAAAAGGAGAGTACTTCAATATCACTTTTGAAACTCAGGATGGTAAGAAGTTAGATTTTTCTCAAATAAACACGCTGCACATTATGGAAATAGAATCTTAGATTAAAGGAGTGAAATAAATGAAAAACATTTGGAAATATGGACGTACTGGCGGAGAGTACGCAGGAAAAGTATTGGACGACATGCTTGTGTCCGTTCCCTACACGGATCAGCCACCGCTTGAAGGGATTCGTGCTGATGGCGAACCGCTAACGATTGCTGATCAGATGTTTGATCCTAAATTGAACCAATGGATTGTTTTAGCAAACGCACTGGATCACAACGATTTAAACAATCTCAAAGCGATGTATGAGTCGTTAGAAAATGAGAACGGCGATTTAAAACAGCTCAACGCCAAACTCATGCTAAACAATGTAGCAATTAAACAGGAAAATACTGCATTGAAAGAAAAAGCGGATAGTTTAGCACAAATCAATTCAAAAATGATGCTTGCTTCGTTACAAAATAGCAAAGACATTTCAGAAATTAAAGAGCAACTAAATCCAGCTTCAAAGGGAGGTGAGTAGTATGTTTAGTTTTAGCGATGTGAAAATGATGTATGATTGGGGCTGTTTTACTGACGATCAAGTTCGACTATTCGTTCCACTATGCATTACAGACGAAGAAGCAGATAAAATCATTAATAAAGATAAGAGCGCATCTTAAGTGATGCGTTTTTATTTAAGGTAAAGGAGTTGTCACATGATTAATTTAGGAGAATGGGGAACAATCGCAGGATCAATTACTGCGATTGTTTCTTTGATTTTATTAGTAATAAAACCAATTACTGCATCTTTCTCGAAGATTACTGAGACTCTTTCAAAAGTAAGCCACAATTTAGATTTGCTAACAAAAGATTTAGAAGCCAGCAAAAATGATCGACTTACGATACACGAAGAACTGAAAAGTCACGATGAAAGATTAGATAAGCATGCAGAAAAATTAGTGGAACACACGCAACAAATCAAAACTTTGTTTGGGGAGAGAAGAAAATGAATAATAAAACGTTCGAAGTACTAAAATGGTTCGCACTGGTAATTATTCCCGCACTAGCTACTTTCGTGGGGTTAGTTGGTAAAGCGCTCAATTGGCAGTACACAGATATCTGTGTTGTCATCATTACTGGTTTTGGCACGTTTTTAGGGAGTGTGTTGGGTGTATCAAATCGAACCTACAAAATGTTCTCGGCTGAAAGCGAAGAAGGAGGAAACAAATGAAAAAGAAAATTACTATTACTGCGATGAGCCTATTAACGGCTCTTTTTTTATTGCCAATTAATGGGTTTGCCTATACGATCAACAATGAATTTAATTTAGGTGTAAATGAAGGTAGCTCACAAGTAGCAAATAATCAGTATATTTTACTGCATGAAACAGCTAACGAAACAGCAACAGGACGCAATGAAGCACAGTATATGCAACGTTCATGGACTAGTGCTTACACTGCTTACATTGTGGGAGACGGTGGAATTGTTTACCAAGTTGGACAACCTGGTTATGTACAGTATGGTGCTGGTTCATATGCTAATGCCAATAGTCCTGTGCAGATTGAGTTACAACACACACATGATAAAGCAACTTTTGAAAAGAACTATAAAGCATATGTTGAATTGGCTAGAGATTCAGCAAAGAAATATGGTATTCCATTAACATTGGACACTCCTTATAACCAACCAGGAATTAAATCACATTTATGGGTAACACAAAATATTTGGGGCGATCATACAGATCCTTACGGTTATCTTTCTGAAATGGGTGTAAGTAAAGAAAAACTAGCCTATGATTTGGCTCATGGTTTTACGGATGATAATCCAACTACTTCGGAGGATAAACCAGTAATTGATCCAACTCGAGCAGGTGCTGCAAATTCTACGCTGACAGATGGAACAAATTACGCCCACGTTGATCAGTTCGGAGAAATCGAAAACGCAAACTTGCATGTAGCTGGATGGCACATTGCTAATTATAAATACGAGTATATTTTCATTATGGACTACAATACTGGAAAAGAACTAGCTAGAGTAAGAGCTGATGGGATTTATAGACCAGACGTAAATCAAGCTTATAATACTTTAGGAAATGTTGGCTATCATGTATCTTTCAATATGCGTAATTTTCCTAATAAGAAAGTCTATGTCATGATGCGTGCAACGAATGATCCAGAAGGGAACACTAAAGGCGGAGCACAAGATTTTCATGACAAGCGTTGGTATTTGAATATTCCGCAACGATAAAAAAATAGCCCCTCGATGAGGGGCAGTACATATAAAACTAAAAAATAATCGTCTTTTATTATATTATTGCTATAATAATATGGAGGTGATGTAATGGGCAAATTAGTTAGTCTTTTTAAAAATAATAAGTTTCAATCTTTTTTATGTGGTGTTTTAGGAGGTTTTATAGTTTTTATTGTATTTGGCATTGATTGTAGTCTGTCAGGTTCGCTTGCAGAATGGTTAAGTGCCCTTGGGACAATAGGTGCTGTCTGGGTTTCATTATGGATTGTTTTTGATGAGAAAAAGGTCAATGTTTTAATAATAGTTGATAAAACTCGCGAGCAAAACAAAAGTGAATCCACGATAATTGGTGGGGATTTTAAGTATGTTGAAGCGTATGCGCATAATTATGGTACAAGACCAATTGCTATTTTATTTTTGGGTTTTAGACCCCAAGGTGCTGATAAGGATGATTATATTAAGAGACCAGACGATCTCTTAGATAATCCAGAAATCGAATTTATTCCACCTGGAAATCTAGGAAAAAAACATCAAGAAGATATTGAGTATTTATTGAGTGCAGGACAAAGATATGTAAACGAGGATAAAAGTTTACATCTGGAAGCGGTCTTTATCGATATTCAAGGAAAAGAATATTTAAAGGATATCATAATAACTAGTACTTTATAGTTAGTAGAAACCCTCAACCAACATTCTTGACTGAGGTTTTTTTCATTTTTTCTGAAAAAATCTAATCAAATAATAGACTAAAAAAAAACCATGTGAGATAATAAACATAGAAAAAAGCTTCAGATACTCCCTCACCCTAGAGTCTTTCCCCAAAAAGATAAGTATCTGAAGCTTTTTTCTTTTTATGACTTGGAAATAATAGCATAAAATAATATATTTTACAAAGAATAAGTACAATCTAGTTTTTTGCTATTAAATGTGTAATAATAAATATGCCATCACAACATGAAGAATGAAAAAAATAATTTGTCTTTTCTCAGGTCCATTCTTTTTGTTTGCAGGAGTTGTGGTGGCTTTCCGTACTCTTAGCTCAGTTGGTCAGAGCAGACGGCTCATAACCGTCCGGTCGTAGGTTCGAGTCCTAAAGGGTACATTAATGTAGCCATTTGAATCGTTCTGTGTTAGAATTTTTTTGAATAGTATTATACAAGCTAAAGCTTTTCTTCATTGCCACTCAAATGAGTGGCTTTTTTATGTATCCTTTTACAGATTAATGAAAGGATGTTTCACATAGTTATACTTCTGTATATTTGAAAAGTTTTACTTTGATTTTTAAATAGAAAGACATTTGGGTTATATTGTGAGATAATAATAAAGAAGAGTTTAAAGCGTTCCCCAAAAACCACTCCCCCATAAGTGTGTTACGCTTTAAACTCTTTTATATTTGAAGCCATTAAAAAGCATACCATATTTTTGAAAAAAAGTGTGAAAAAAGGCTTACAATTGGAGTGGTAGTTAATTAGTGACTTATTTTTGATTTTATAGCACTGATACTATAAAATATAGATATCATCATATTACACAATCTTAATACTAACTTAAAAAATATCTCCTTTCATAAGTATGGTGATAAAATCCGTTCCGGGCTACCTTTTTAGGTAGCCTACTTTAATCTTTATACCTTTCTGGATCAACAAAAGTATACTTTATATAGTCATAACGCCGATGATCGCTTCGTGCGTCTGGCACATCAGTCACGACATCAAACAAAAAATATACGTCTTTCTTCATTCTAGTTTTCGCAGCAGGAATTTTGAAATAGTTCTTATTAGAATAGTAGAGATTGATTAATAAGCTATCTTCGATTGCTAAAAAGAAAACTTCTGAATTCCATACTTTATAAAAATCTTTGATAAATCTATTCGAAGGATCGAATTTAAACCATAATTGTGTTTTTCCTTCCATCAACATAATGTTCACCTCAAAAAGAGTATACGAACAAACGTTCTTTTTGTAAAGGCAAAATTTATTATACTAAACAAATAGGCGAACAAGTAATTGTGCCAAATTATGTGCCAAAAAAAATCGAATTTAATAAAACACAAACAAAAAGGAATCCTATTATGATAACATTTCTTATAATAACAAACACAATAGAAGATGTGTAATAGTTAGTCAGGAACGTACAAATAACCCCTGTATCCTTTGCGGTACAGGGGGTTATTTTGTATAAGTAGACATTGTAGTTTCTAAACTGCTATGTCCTAAACGTTTCGATACGCTAAGTATATTTACTCCTTGATAAAGTAAAATAGATGCATGCGTATGTCTTAGTCCATCAATAAACAGTCGAAGAGAAAATAGGGAAAAATTGATTACTAAAGAAAAACTTACTAGGTCGACGGTGTAGTTGATTTTCATACTTCAATAGATTCGAATTAAACGATTTCGATTGGCTTATACCAGTCCTATCCAACGAAAGATATATCGTTCTTAACTCTAGCGGTATAACTTGAAGCTTTACGTAAAGCCAATGGGAATGAACTGAAGATGACTTTTTATTATTTTTAGTAATAGCTGATGGGTTAATACTTACAACTTTCCTTTTCAAAGTACCATATAAAAAAACGGTGGGGTTGTTTAGCGAAATAAAGGATCTAAGCCAATAGCTTAGATCCTTTATTCTATGCTTTATATTATTTTTTGCATGTGTGCGAAAGTATACTCAAGCCCAATCGCCATTTCGGAAAATCGGTACTGTAGAGCCATCTTCACGGATTCCGTCGATATCCATCTTGTCAGATCCTACCATGAAATCTACGTGGGTTTGACTTCTATTCAATCCAGCTTCTGCTAATTCTTCATCGGACATTTCTGTACCGCCTTTCACACTGAAGGCATAAGCAGAACCTAGTGCTAAGTGATTCGATGCGTTTTCATCAAATAATGTATTGAAAAAGATGATGCCAGATTGAGAAATAGGTGAAGGGTCAGGTACAAGTGCGACTTCTCCTAAACGACGCGCACCTTCATCTGTATCAAGCAGTTTTGCTAAGACATCTTCTCCTTGTTCGGCAGAAAAATCAACAACTTTTCCATCTTTAAAAGTAAATTTCATACCCGAGATGATGGTGCCAGCATAACTCAGTGGCTTTGTACTTGAAATGTAACCATCTACTCGATGACTGTCAGGTGCTGTGAACACTTCTTCCGTCGGCATATTTGCCATGAATTTTTCTCCACGAGCATTATAGCTTCCAGCGCCTTCCCAAAGATGGTTTTTAGGCAATCCGATAATGATATCTGTACCGGGAGCAGTATAGTGAAGGGCAGAAAATTGTTCTCGATTCAATTCTTCTGCTTTTTTTGCTAATTTTTCATCATGCTTCTTCCATGCTAAGACAGGGTCTTCTTCATAGACACGAGTCGTTTTGAAAATCTGATCCCATAATGCCTCAACTTGTTTTTCTTCTGGCAGTTCTGGGAAGACTTTTGCTGCCCATTGTTTACCAGCCGCAGCCACGACAGTCCAACTGACTTTATTTGCTTGAGTTGCCTTGCGTAAATTCATTAGTGCTTTGCCATTCGCTGATTGATAAGACGCTACTCGATGGCTATCTACACCAGCAAATGCATCGGGATCGGCAGAAACAACGCTGATCCTGCTTGCTCCTTTTTCAAGCCATTCATCCGCTTGATCGATTTTAGATTGTGGTACATTCTCAATACGATCCGTTGCAGCATGTAAAAGAAATTCTCTTTGGATCTGGTCGTCAGTCCATTGAACGATAACCTCAGCGGCTCCTAGTTTATAAGCTTCTTGTGTGATCAATCGAGCAAGGGGTGCCTGTTCCACGCTGATCTGTAAAACAACTGTGTGTCCTTTTTCTGTGGCTACGCCAGTTTCTGCAATTAAGCGTGCATATTTTTTTAGAAGTTCATTAAAATCAGATAACAT